TCGACGGCACCGAGATCGAGCGGCTCCTGGCCGGGCTCGATGCGGTGGCAACCGATCCTGGCAACGGCGCGGTTGCCAGCCCGGCGGTTGCCAGCGGTGCCGAGCCGGCTCCTGGCAACCAGCCCAACGCAGATGGCGCCGAGCCGGCCGAGGACCCGGCCGACGCCGAACCGGACCCGCCGCGCCAGGCCGTCACCCGCCCGGGCGACCTCTGGCGGCTCGGCGAGCACCGGCTCCTCTGCGGCGACAGCACCGATGCGGCCTCGGTCGCCCGCGTGATGGGCACCGACCGCGCCGCGCTGCTGTTCACCTCCCCGCCCTACGGCAACCAGCGCGCCTACACCACCGGCGGCGTCTCGGATTGGGACGCGCTGATGCAGGGGGTGCTCCAGCATCTCCCCGCGGCGCTGCGCTCCGACGGCCAGGTGCTGGTCAACCTCGGCCTGATCCATCGCGAGGGCGAATGGCAGCCCTACTGGCAGTCCTGGCTCGACTGGATGCGCGCCCAGGGCTGGCGGCGCTTCGGGTTGTATGCCTGGGACCAGGGCCCCGGCCTGCCGGGCGACTGGAACGGCCGGCTCGCGCCGGCCTTCGAGCTGGTCTTCCACTTCAACCGCGAGGCGCGCCAGCCGAACAAGATCGTGCCCTGCAAATGGGCCGGCACGCCGAACAAGGGCAGCGGGCTGCGCGCCGCCGACGGCGAGGTGAAGGCCTACACCCACATCGGCCTGCCCGTGCAGGAGATGCGCATCCCCGATGCCGTGCTGCGCATCACCCGCCACAAGGGCCGTGGCATCGAGACGGAGCATCCGGCGGTGTTCCCGGTTGCGCTGCCCGAGTTCCTGATGCGCGCCTACACGGACGAGGGCGAGGCGGTGTTCGAGCCCTTCGCCGGCTCGGGCACCACCATCCTCGCGGGGCAGCGCACGGGTCGGAGGGTCAGAGCCATCGAGCTCGCCCCGGCCTATGTGGACCTCGCGATCGCCCGCTGGCGGATGCTGCATCCCGACCTGCCGGTGACGCTGGCCGAGGACGGGCGGGACTACGACGGCATCGCCGTGGCGCGCGCCAGCGACGCCATGGAGCTGCAGGAGGCCGCCCGTGCGGCCTGACCTGCGCGTCGAGATGCTGCCGGTGGCTTCGCTCGTCCCGTATGCCGACAATGCCCGGCAGCACCCGCCCGAGCAGGTGGCGCAGCTTGCCGCCTCGATCGGCGAGTTCGGCTTCACCGTGCCGGTGCTGGTGGACGATGCCGGGGTGCTGATCGCAGGCCACGGCCGCGTCCTCGCCGCCAAGGCACTGGGCCTCGAGGAGGTGCCGGCGATCCGGCTCGCGCACCTGACCGAGGCGCAGGCGCGGGCCTATCGGCTGGCGGACAACCAGCTCGCGCTGACCTCCACCTGGGACGAAAGCCTGCTGGCCGCCGAACTGCGGGCGCTGCGCACCGAGGAGTTCGACCTCGGGCTGATCGGCTTCGACGGGGCGACGCTCGATCGCCTGCTGGCGGACGTTGCCGCGGAGGAGCCTGCCGCGGCGGTTGGGGATCCCGACGCGCCGGCGCCGGAGCCGCCCGCCGCGCCCGTCACCCGCCCCGGCGACCTCTGGCAGCTCGGGTCCCACCGGCTGCTCTGCGGCGACGCTACGAGCGAGGCGGATGTGGCGCGGCTGCTGGACGGCGCCAGGCCGCACCTGATGGTCACCGACCCGCCCTACGGGGTGAACTACGACCCCGAGTGGCGGAACGCGGCCGGCGTCTCGGCCACCATGCGCACTGGCAAGGTGGCGAACGACGACCGCGCCGACTGGCGCGCGGCCTGGGCGCTGTTCCCGGGCGAGGTGGCCTATGTCTGGCACGCCGCCGTGCACACCCGTACCGTGATCGAGAGCCTGGAGGCCACCGGCTTCGCGATCCGCAGCCAGATCGTCTGGGCCAAGAGCCGCTTCGTCCTTGGCCGCGGCGACTACCACTGGCAGCACGAGCCCTGCCTCTACGCCGTGCGCAAGGGCGGCACCGGGCACTGGCAGGGCGCGCGCGACCAGGCGACGCTCTGGGCCATCGCCGCCGCGGGCGGCGACGAGGATGCCGCCACCGTGCACGGCACGCAGAAGCCGGTCGAGTGCATGCGCCGGCCGATGCTGAACAACAGCGCTCCGGGCGAGGCGGTCTACGAGCCGTTCGCCGGCTCCGGCACCACGATCATCGCCGCGGAGACCACCGGCCGCCGCTGTCTGGCGATGGAGCTCGACCCGCGCTACTGCGACGTGATTCTCCGGCGCTGGCAGGACTTCACCGGCGGACGCGCCGTCCTGGCCGGCGAGGGCCGCACCTTCGACGACGTCGCCGTCGGGCGACGGAAGCAGGCTCCGATCAGCTCCGCGTCCGCGCGGTAAACCATCGGATCATGTCGTCCACCCATTCGGGATCCGAGGATCGCGCGAGCACGGCCACCAGCAACAGGATCCCGCGGGGGACATCCGCGTCGGGCGGCAGGTGCGGCAGCAGCAGGCCGAAGCGGCCCTCGGCATCGACCGTCACCGCCGCGCAGTCGGGCGGCAGGACGGTCCCTTGGTCGGCATGGGCCTCGTGATCGGGCGGCATGCGGGTCACCAGTAGTAGATGTGCGGCCGGCGATTGCCGAGGTCCCAGGCGATGGCCTCGGCATCGGCGCCGCGGAGCACAGCCCGCAGCCGGCGGTCGTCGCGCCGGCGCCGCGGCCGCGCATGGTGCAGGATGTTCCAGTGGGCGGGGGTGCCGTTCGGAAAGCGGCCGCGGCCACGTCCGTGCAGCCTGGAGCGCTTGCGCTTGTGGTGCATGGTGGCGGTCCTCTTGGAGAAGCGAGCGGGCGGACAGACGTTCGCCCGCGGACCGGCGGACCGCGTGGCCAGGCAGGGATGAGGTTGTCGGCAGCGAGGAGTGTGGCGCGCCGGCTGCATACCGCGGTTCGATGGCGGCGCAAAGCGCCGCCATCGATCACGTCGTCCTCAGTTGGCAATCCGGTAGACCGTGTAGGAGCCCTTGGCACCCTCCCTGTTCGGCCCGACCTGACGCACCCGCTCCAGCACCGTGACTGCGATGCCCTGGCGCTTCTTCAGTCCGGCGAAGAAGCCGCGCACCGTGTGCGGCGCCCAGCCGGTGGCCTCGGCGATCTGCGCCACCGTGGCACCCTCGGGTCGGCGCAGCAGCGCCAGCACCTGCTCCTGCTTCGTCCCTGCGCGCGGCTTGCGGGGCGCGGCGGGATCGCGCGGAGCACGGGCGGGCTTGACCCCCGCCAGGGCGGCGCGCAGGCGCGCCATCGGGCCCGCCAGGGCGGCGATGATGTCCGTGGCGGTTCGGGGCATGCCCCGAACGGCCTCGTCCTCCCAGGCGGCGAGCACGTCCACGGCGGCCTTGCGGAGACTGGCAGGCCGCGGCGCGGCCGCTGCCTGCGCCGCCAGGGTCTGGTCGAGCAGGGCGAGATCCTCCGCCCGGTCGGGCATGGAATGGAGCCCGCCGTTGTCCTCGTCCGCCGGCCCGTAGATCAGCCCATCCGGAATGCCGAGCCGCTCGTGCCGCGGCCGGTTGTCCTCCTCCGGGGCGTCCTCGTCCGGCACCGCGGGCGCGCCCTGGCTGGCTTCGGCGGGCAGGGCGGGGTCGTCCTGCGTCGCCGCCGCCTCCGGCGCGCCCTCGGGCGCCATGTCCGCGCCGACGGCACCCTCCGCGGGGTCGACCTCGATGGCGCGCAGGCCAGCGTCGGTGATGCGGAGCGCGATCCAGGCGCCGTCCGCGTCCTGGCGCCAGGCGAGGCCACGGTACTCCACAGGCGCGGTGCACTCGGCCAGCAGCCCCTGCTTGAGCAGGCTGCGGAACACCGCGTGGCGCGCCGCGGCGGGGAGGGCCTTCGGCGCGCTGGCCAGGCGCCAGGCGTGCTGGCTGGCCCGGCTGAGAATCAGGGACTGCGTGTCGGAGAGCGTCATCGTCGGGGTCCTCGGTCACGCACCCGACCGTCCGGGTGCTACCACCCCGAGCCCCGCAGGCTGGGCCTGGCGGGGCGGTGCGGGAGGGGCCCGCGCTATTCGGCGTGCTCGCCGCGCTTAAAGTAGGCGTCGGTCACCCGGCGCATCTGCGCCGTGTAGAATTCGAGGTTCCCGACCTCGCCCCAGAGCACCGCGTCGGGGTTGGCGCCGAAGTGCTCCGCGCTCATCCGCTGCAGGTCGGCGAGCAGGGCGTCGAACTCCGCCTTCCTGGCCAGGAAGGCTTCGAGGCTCTTCCGCTGGTTGGCATCGCGCTTGGTCATCCTGCCCTCCGTCCCGCCCATCGCGTTGCGGACCGACCATTCGCGCTGGGCCGCGCCGGAGCCAAGCGTCTCCGGCGCTCATGGAATTGCTATGATTGGAGGCTTCCGATCACATCATGATCGTGGCCGACAGCCCGACGCTGGTGCCCTCGCAGCGCGAGCTGGCGCGCCGGCTCGGCCTCTCGCACACGGCGTTGCAGAAGGCGGCGCAGGCCGGCCGCATCGCGCCCGAGCCGGGCGGCGGCTGGGACGTCGAGAAGGTGCGTGCCCGCCTCGCCGCCAGCAGCGATCCGGCGCGCAGGACCGCAGCGATGGCGGCGTCTCCGCCGCAGCCCTCGGCACCACGAGCGGCGATGCCGGCGCCACCGGTGGAATCGCTCGTCACGCCTTCGGCTGGCGGCGGCAGCAGCTTCCACAACGCGCGCACCGCCAACGAGCTGCTGAAGGCGCAGGAGCGCAAGCTGCGGCTGGAGGAGCGGCGCGGCCAGCTGGTCGACAAGGCGCGCGCGCTCATGCTGGTGCATCGCCTGGCCAAGGAGGAGCGTGATGCCATCCTCGCCTGGCCGGCCCGCGTCGCCGCTGAGCTGGCGGCCGAGCTCGGCGTGGACGCGCACCGGCTGCAGACCCTGATGGACGCCCGGCTGCGCCAGCATCTGGCCGAGCGCCACGACGTGCGGGTCCAGGTCGCATGACCCCGGGGGAGCGAATCCTGGCCGAGCTCGGCGGCTTCGACGGCGCCACCGAGATCCTGCAGGCCTGGCGCGACGGCATGATGCCAGAGCCGGCGCTGCTGGTTTCGGAATGGGCCGACCGCCATCGCGTGCTGGGCTCGCGGGGCTCCGCCGAGCCGGGGCCGTGGCGCACCGCGCGCACGCCCTACCTGAAGGGGATCATGGACGCGCTGTCGCCGGCGCATCCGGCGCGGCGGGTGGTGTTCATGAAGGGGGCGCAGGTCGGCGGCACCGAGTGCGGCAACAACTGGATCGGCTACGTCATCCACCACGCGCCGGGGCCGATGCTGGCGGTGCAGCCGACGACGGAACTGGCCAAGCGCTTCTCCGACCAGCGCATCGATCCGCTGGTCGAGGAGACGCCGGCGATCCGCGAGCGGGTGGCGCCGGCCCGCTCGCGGGACAGCGGCAACCGGCAGCTCAGCAAGGAGTTCCCGGG